ACAGGTAATAGTGTTTCAACTGGACCACGACCTTGAACAGAATCAAGTAGAATTTGTCGCTTCAAGTTGGATGTAAAGATATGTTGCTCATGTTTCGTGAGTGCACGAAAATCAGCTTTATCTTTTGATACATCAATCTCTTCTGGGCGCCAAAAGAAACCTAATTGCTTATCAGTAATCTTATCTAGTTCAGGGTACTTTACTTGATCGTAGCGAGCAATATCAATACCTTCATCATAGAACATTGTAGATGTTAGGTGTGATTTCTGCTTTTGTTTAAAAACTGACGCCATTTATTTCCTCATGCGTTAATAGTTGTGGTATAGTTAGTATTATAAACAATAATGTTTCCAATGTAAACCTTAAATTTTACATGATTCACAATCATCGTCATCTACCATAGCAGTAGGCAAATCTTTAATTTCAGGACTATCGTTCCATTCGCCCGCTCCATCAAATGTATTGTTATAGTACATTTGCTTTCCGCCATACTTGTAGAATGTAACCATATCTGTAATTAGACGAGACATTGGTACTTTACCTTCTTCAAAGAATTCAGGGTTATACGAAGTATTCACAGAAATACCCTGATCGATATATTTTTGAAGAACAGCACAAAGTTTTAGATAACCATCTGGTGATTTTTGTTCCCATAGCAAATCATACTTATTTTTTAGATGGTGGTAACCAGGAACAACCTGAGCCATTACACCATCTTTTGATTGCTTATAGGATACCAAGGCACGAGGTGGTTCAATACCATTTGTTGAGTTTGAAATTTGAGCTGAAGTTTCAGCCGGCATCAGAGCCATCAACGTAGAATTACGAATACCAGTTTCTTTTAGTTGCTGACGTAATCCTTCCCAATCCATACGTTCTTCATGAGGAATAAGATCGTCAACCTCTTTTTTATAGGTATCAATTGGAAGAATGCCATAACCATATTTGGTTTCATTATTCTTTGGAATAGAGCCTTTCTCAGTTGCGAGATCAGCAGATGCTTTAATAAGATAATAAGACCATGCTTCAGCATACTTATCAACTTCTGCTAATGACGCATCATTATATTTTAGACCGCGCTTTGCCAAAAAGTAAGCAAGGTTAATAATACCAACACCCAATGGACGACGATCATTAGTTGATCGTTCTGCTGCTGGCACTGGATAAGATTGATAATCAAGTAAAGCATCAAGAGCACGAACAGCAAGAGTACAATACTTTTCAAAATCTTGAGGATCGTTAATTAGTCCCCAATTGATTGCTGAAAGAGTACATAATGAAATCTCTCCTTCGGTATCATCTGAAGAGCTCAATGGTTTAGTTGGCAAATCAATTTCAGTGCAAAGATTTGACATACGAATTGGAGCAACTTCTGGTAAGAACGAACCATGATTATTCGCATGGTCAACATTCATTAGATAAATTCTGCCAGTATCTTTACGCTCTTTCAAGAACTGAGAAAATACTTCTGTTGCAGACATTACCTTTTTACGAATAGAAGTTTTACGTTCATACATTTCATAAAGTTCTTTGAACTTATCTTGATCTGCATAGAATGCGTCGTATAGGTCTGGTACTTCATCTGGTGAGAAGAAAGTAATATTACCATTAGTCAAAAGACGCTCATACATCAATTTATTGAATTGAAATGCATAGTCCATATGGCGAACACGTGTTTCTTCAGTACCCTTATTGTTCTTTAATACAACAAGATCTTCAAATTCATAGTGCCATACTGGAAGATATACTGTAGCTGCACCACCACGAACACCACCTTGTGAACATGATTTTACTGCTGACTGGAAATACTTCAAGAAAGGAATAAGACCTGTATGTACAATAGATCCATCATTAATTTTAGAACCAATTGCGCGAATAGAACCAGCGCCGATACCAATACCGGCTTTCTTGGAAATATATCTTACAATAGAAGTTGAAGTTGCGTTAATAGAATCAAGGCTATCACCGGACTCAATAAGGACACAAGAGCTAAATTGCCGTGTTGGAGTCCTAAGGCCAGCCATAATAGGAGTAGGCAAAGAAATAAAGAATTGAGAAACAGCATCATAAAAATCTTTCACCCATTTCATACGAGTATCACGTGGATAGTCGGCAAATAGCGTAGCGCCAATTAGCATATAAGCCATTTGCGGTGTTTCGTAAATTGTTTTAGTTCCACGGTCTTGTACTAGATATTTACCACGAAATTGTTCCATTGCAACATAGGTAAAGTTATCATCACGACCATGATTAATAAACGTATCTAATGTTGCAATTTCATCTTCATTATATTTTTTCAGAATCTCAGCATCGTATACTTTACGGTCAACGTTCTTTTTAATTAGTTCTAGTAGTGAAGATGGTTCATAGTTGCCATATACTTCTTTACGCAATTTATAGTTAACTAATCGAGCAGCTACATACTGGTAGTTTGGTGTATGTTCAGAAATAAGTTCTGCCGCTGACTTAATAAGCAGCTCATGAATAGAGTAAGCTGGAATTTTATCATATAATTGAATATTTGCTTTCAATTCAATTTCTGAAATTGAGACACCAGTAATTCCGTCTGTTGCCCATTCAAGTACTTTATGTACTTTATCAAGATCAAATGGTTCTTTATGACCATCTCTCTTAGTAACTAAAATCTGTTGGTTCATTAAATACTCCGTTGCTTCAGAGAAAAGTTTGCATTGCCAACACCATACGTGTTAGCTTAATATTTTCTATTTCTATTGGGTCTATTATATATTAGATTACGACTTTTGTAAACCGCTATTATTCATTATTTTGCAAATTATTTTCATTTGCTTGATCTGAAGCTTCGGAGATTGCGGTCTCGTAATATACAAGTACTTGAGATTGCTGATTAATAAACCGACGAATGTCTTGAATATTAATAGCTAAACGCTCATAATCACGTACTGGCATTGCAATGAATACCACTTCACCATAGTCTTTTCTGAATTGTTCAATAAAATCTTCTAGATTTTCTTCAGTAACTACTTCAAATTTTACATCAGCCATATTGACCGGTTTAGGTCTTGGCTGAATCATAATGTTTGGACCTACATATTCAGTTACTGTTTGAATACGTGGTTCAGTATTGAATGTACTACATCCACTACTCAGGAGTACTACTGACAGGAGGAGTAGCGCCGGAGTCAACTTCGATTTGGTCAAAAACGTCTTTAGTTCCATTATTAATTCTCGTTTCAATAAGTCCTGGTCTGCGTAAAGCCAGACGTGTTAAATCATGATCAGATAAAGTAGCACGAATCTGATCAAGCCCAACTTCAGCTTCTCTTAAATTAGCTTGAAGCTCATTGTTCAATTCCTGTTGGCGTGCGGCATCTTCTTTTAGTCGACCAATAGTTGCTTCATTAGTTCTAACAGCTTGATCTAAGATTTGCTTTTCAGCAGTTAATTGTTCAATCTTTGCTTGTGTTGAATCGTAGTAGTACTTAACTCCAAAGCCAAGCCCTCCTAACAAACCCATTACTATAATTATACCATATATTTTAAGCATTGTAAACCACTATTTTTTGTTTTTACGCTCCAACATAGCGTTAATAAACGATAAACCTTGAGATCGTCTAAACATAGAATCAGTATCTTCTTTTCTACGCTTATCGCGTTTTTTGAATAGAATCTGATCTGCTGATGGAGTAAGGTCAACACCTCCACCGGCTACTGCATTTGCAGCTGTCTCTCTAATTTCTTTGAAAGATTTCATCGGATAATTTCTCCGGGATTTACTAAAATGTCTTGCTTAGTTTTTAGATGTAGTACTCTGTATATTGGTGTACCAAGCATGTGTCCTTCAGGAAGTGTATCCTCAAATACTTTAATTTTAGTACCTTTCAAAGCAATAGGTTCACCCGTGATTGGTGAAACAGTATCATGAGCTAGCTTATAAACTCCTGGTTGTAATTGTTCACCGATCATATGCCATGTTGATTCGAATAAAGTATCATCGAAATCAATATCCATTTTCTTTAAAACATTTACAATCTCTTCTTCGGTCATACCAGTTTCTTCTTTAATTAAGAATAATGCCGTTGCCCAAGAAGCCAATTTGGTTTTACCAAACGGAAGTTTACTTAACAATCTTTTAATATTAAATACGAGACGATGAAAAACTGTATATGCAGATTTTTCTTCAGAAGTTTTCAATTGACTAGTCTTTTTAACGACTTTACCGTCATCGTCAATGATGCCTAATTCAAAAGCTTCTGTTTTTTCCCAAGGCGTGACGAGTAGCTTAATAAATCTATAAGCATAAAATAAGTCAGCTGTTCTAGAGACTACACCCATTAAATTTTCCTAAGTCTTTCTATTATTAATGGATCTAAAGGAACATCCATTTTTTCTTTTTCTGTAATATAATTTAAATAGATTAGCATTGGTTTAATTACCGGCCAATGCTCTTTATTTACTTTATACCACAACATTTTTACTGCTGCTTCAATTCCAAAAACATTTGCTAAAATTACAACATGATTTAGTATTAATCTTTCTTGCAAATCATCGTCATTATAATATCTACCAAGTAGTCTTTTGATATACTTAAACCGATTCAAATCGTCATAAAATTCTTCTGCGTCTGTGCAGTTTGGATTCTTATAATTATTTGCTGCGTATAAGAGAAAGTTCTCTTCATTCAATCGCTCAAAAATTTTCATTAATGCCTCAATAAAATAGATTATGTTATATCTATTTATTCAGCAATTTTCTCAAGTAGTTCTTCTAATAATGCTTTTTTTGTTTTACGACGATCTAATTCAATGCCATAATCACGAGCAATATTTTCTAACTTTGCTTTTGTGAGCTTTTTTAATTCATCTTCAGATATAACACCATCACCATCTTCATCTGCACCAGTAACAGTAATCTCAATATTTGAATGAGTGTCTGTCATTTCATCTTCAACTACTTCAATTTCTGGTTCAGAGACCACAGTTGGAATTACTGTGGATAGATCCAATTTGATAGTCTTTGGTTCTTCTTTTTTACGATTATTAAATTCATCGCATTGCTGTGCAGTCATACGCTGGGCTTTTAATAGTTCACCCTTCTTACTAATAAAACCACGAGGTGTTGCAATTGCGTCTTTTAACCATCCGGGAACAGCCATAATTTATCTCCTATATTTCATTGTCAACTAATACTAGATCAAACGCAGCAGTTACTCTAGCATTATTTGATCTAACTTCAGCTCTAATATCTAAATCAGATTTTTCTGGAATTTTAATTGGAACACCAAATTGATATGTATATTGGCCTCCAACACCAGCAACTTCTGCAGTATGTCCAATTCTAAACGAATCTTGTTCAAAGTATCTCACAAACATATCTATTGTAGCATCAGCATTTGCTGCACAAGTAGATGTCCCTTGAAGCAAATAGCCAGTTTTACCTGCAGGGACTGTGTAAATAGCCATAAGTGTTTGTGATTTACCAATGTTGATTCTTAATACTTCAGCTGTTGTATTTGATACTCTAATTTGTGTTTGATTTGCTGCCGATCCATCAATATATGCTCTATAAACTCTTTTGAAAACTACAGTGCCTGTAGCAGAATTACCAGAAATAGTAAAGGTATCTTCTACTTCTTCAAAGTTTTCATTTAAGCCTAAAACATGAACCGTAATACCATCATCTAAAGATGATGCGTTGCCGTTAAAAGCTGTGGTACTAATAGTTAGAGCTGATGGAGTATCAAAAGCATCCCAAGGATAATATGTATCATCTACATCCCAAATACTACCAGAGGTATTTTGAGACATAGATGGCACAGCACCAAACTTATGCACATTGGCCCAACCGTCAACTAATCCTGCAGAAATATAGATGTTAGAACTAATTCCTGAAGAATTAATAATGTTACCGTCTTTATCAGCGATCATAACAACTTCAAAAATGTTGCTATTAGTTACTGATCCAAACCACTCCTGTCTATGTGCAGAATATTGAGCCATTAGTCATACCTTATTTTTTGATTGAATCAGCTGACTTTTTGATATTGTCAAATGTTTCATCTTCACCATCTTTTTCATCGGTGATTTCAGTATTGTCATCATGCATCTTTTTGAATTCTTTTTCGCCTTTTGCTCTTGGCTCTTCAGGTGATTCTTTCATGCATGAACCTTCATGAACTTTACCACAATCTGGGCAAGCTTCTTCAGCTTCATCGTTAATTGCATCTACAGTTGATTTTTTCATGGTGACTTTGTATGTCTTATCACCAAATTTAAATTCTTTTTTACCGGCTTTTGCGGCAGCTGCTGCAGCACCCATAAAGTCAGCTACGTCTTCATCAGCAATTGCTTCTGGCACCCAGCTTTTTCTTTCGGTTTTTGTTTTTGTCTCATACATATCTAAGTACGCTTGAGCTAATGTTTTATTGATAGTGTCCATTGCTTTTCCTTACATGTTCATAAATAATTGGCCAGCCCAAGCAGCCGCAGTTACAGTTATACCAATCCAGAAGATTCTATTAATTACTCTTACTGTAATGGTCGTTTCGTCGATTTTTGTTTCTACTCTATCAATACGATCTGAATGTGAGTTCAAACGGTCATTGATAATCTTACGATCTTCTTCTAGATTAACAAGCTTTTCTTCAGCCCGCGCTAAAGAGATAACTGTTTCAGATAAGCGGTCGATTTTTTCTTCAATGCGATCTAAGCGTCTCTCGTCTCGCATGATATGTTCTTCTAAGTTTTTATCCATAGTGTTTCTCTATTAGAACCCTAAGCTGATTATTACCTTTTAGCAACCTGTGATAGGTCATCTTCTCTATAAAAAATTGATCTCCATGTTTCAACTCAAATGGTAATGAATCGTCATATTGGAATGACCACCCATTTCCTTCTAAAACTGTAACAGTTCGATCTTCTCTATCACGGTGCCAAACTAACTCAGAACTATCTACATTGGAGTTAAATATTCGAACACTATCATTATCCTGATATGGTCTTACCAAAAGAAGTTGCCTCCTCCCGAAAGACCAAGTTGTTTAGCATAATATGGAAGACGACAGGACCAATATCCGGCCTTAGTCTTATCTTTTTTCTGATCGCATTGATGGCGAGCAGCAAAGCTCTTTCTTGCCTCTGGATCATTAATTTTTGCCTTGAGGCCTGTGGTATCTCCAAACTGGATCTTAATCACATTGCCTTTATCATTTTTTACGTAAACATAGAACTTTTTATCGCCGCCACGTTTTGGCTCATTTAGTTCTACTTCTTTACCTTTATATTCTGCTTCCATTAGAGGACAATCAATAGGAACAAATTGACCTTCATATAAACCATATTCGCCAATATCAGTTTCTTCTAATAAGAACTTATCAACACCTTCTGGTGTATAGACACCCTCTTTCATAAGACGACGGGCCTCTTGAAAAAGTTCATAATAAGCCTGTGAACCTACTCTAAATAAGTTTTCATTCAAAGGAATACCATTATTAGAATGATATTCTAGATTCACTAAAGGATTGGTGTTATGTTCTTTGAAACTAATCATCCGCCAAACTCATGTCCTGCGACCCTGCGCATTTGTTTTTTAAATTCTGCAAAATCAGGTTTTGTTTTATACAACTTAATAGAAATCTCAGGACGATCTTTTCCTTTGATTCTCCATTTGTAACCTTTTTCTTTATGCTCAGGTTTAGTGGTCTTTACAACACGACGTTCAAAACCTTTTTCCCAAGATTCAGAACCTTCTTGTAAATATTCTTGAAAGGTTAACATTACTTGTCCCACGGTGCTTTCTTAAGAGATACTGTTTCTTTACCTTTAGCTTTAACTGATCCTAAAGCTTTACGAATTTGATCAGGAGTTAATTTCTTACCAGAAACTTTTTTGGTTTTTTTAGCTTCTTCAATATCTTTATTTTTGCGCTTTGCTGCAAGATAAGCCGCAATAGCCATTTCACGGCGTTCATTCTTATCTTTTTCTACAAACTGTGGAGCATCAGACTTTTGGAAATCTTCAATCCATTTTGCCATGCCATCGGAAACTTGGAGCTTTTCTTCAAGATCTACTGATTCATTTTGTCTTTTTAAGACTGCTGCAACTTGTGGATAATCTGATAGACCTTTTTTGATTTTATTAATTGCTTTAGCCGCACCCGTCATATTACCACCTTTATATCGTGGATCAGATGCAATTCCAATAGCCATTTTAATTTCTTTAGGCGTAAATTTAGCTTCATCAATCTGAACAGATTCGCCAAGGGACTTATCAAGCTGAACATCAAGGTGACCAGAACCAATTGCAGCAGGATTTTCACCCATTCTCTTCAAAGCTTTTTTCATAGCTTCAGCAGTGTTACGAGCTGGAACAACTACTTTCATTCCCTTTTTAAGCTTATTGATTGGTTTAGTAACAGTTACCATCCAATTCTTTTGCTTAGCTTCATCCATATCTGGTTTTTCATGGGTATAACCCATTTTTTTCATGCGAAGATGATCTTCTTCTTTATCAGCTTTATAGGCTTTACCAGTTTCTGGATCATACATCATATGAGGCTTAAAGGATTCTTCAACTGATTCTACAAGACCAACCTTTTTTAGCTCAGCGTAAATACGTTCGCGGACATCGGTATCCATACCATCAACCAAACGATTTAGGCGGGAAAGAAGTTGACCAGCTTGTAATAGGTTTACACGAGCAATTTGATCTAGAAGTTTAGCAACATCCATAAAGTCTTTTTTATCTACGCCACCATTCTTTTGAGCATATGCTTTCATATTTTTTGCACCCATAGAAAATTTCTTTTGGGTTTGTGCATCTAGTTCCTGAAGATCTTCTTCTTTTAGTTTACCCATCATATTTCCATATTGTTTTCTTTTGATGGATTTAAATGATGGACTTGGACGTGGTTTACCAGCACGATCTTTTTTAGCCCGTTCCTTTGCCTCTGCATCTGCTTTTGCATTGCCTGCTTTTTTCATTGCTTCAATGCCTTTGCTTGCTTCGTCAACCAATTCTTCTTGAACTGATTCGTTGTATTTACCTGCCATTACGGCGTGCACACCTTTAGCTTTTTCATGGAGGGCTGAAAGCTTATTTTGCATCCACTCAGGAAATTCATTGTTTCCTTGAATGTATTCCATAATCTCATCTGCGACATAGCCAATAAACTTAGCTTGATCCATTGCCATACCTGCTTCATCAGGAGAAGCTGGCATATCTTCTTCTTTCACTTCGCCTGGAGTTGCTTTTTTATAAGCAGCAACAATTTCGTCGGTGCCGACTTCTAATGCTTCTCTAATGTCTCTTAAAGTTTTCATGTTACCCTCTTACTTTAGCGGCAAGGTCTTTATCAGCACCGCCCCATGTTCCTGATGATTTCGTTGCGAATGAGTTAACTCTTGCAAGTCCCCATTGTGTTGGGTTAGTACCCGGACGGTGTCCTGTTCTCCAAGCTGCTACGCCTCTATCAAATACTTTCTTAAGTATTCCATATGGCATACCAGTTTTATCAGCCTTTTTCTGTAAAGCAGCCTTAACATTTGATTCTTCTAATTCTTTCATTTCACCGTACATGTCTTTAAACTTTTTGGTGTGCTTAGAAGTTTTTGTTTTTGCTGTAGCATCGCCGGGAGCTGGCTTATAAGCAGCTGGATTATCGTCATCCATTTTAGCTTGCTTTTTGAATTGAGCTGCACGTTTAGCATTTGTTGATTTTGATAGACCTGAGGCATATGATTTTTTCATACCAGAGTCTTTATCTTTTGGCTGCTCTCTTGCTTCTTCAAGGGAGTGTTCTGCTGGCTGTACTTCTGAAGCTAATGCAAGGATTGATTCTTCATTAGGATCTACCTTAGATACTTGATCTAACCAGCATCTCCAAGTTTCACCTTTTGATTCTACAACTAAGTAATTAGCACCAAGTTTAGTAATAGTACCAACAATACCTTTTGCAGTAATTACTACTTGTTCACCTTCTTCAAAAATACGTTGCTTGATATATGCTTCACGTAGATCAGAAACCGGTGCTAATTGAACATGATTCTTATATTCAGCAGCTTCTTTGATACCCATTGCTTTACGTAAACTATCGAATAGATCTTTACCACCTTTGAAACTAGATGGAAGACCTTTTGAGAATGTAGGATAGTCATTATCTGCAGCTGCAGCTCTCATCTTAGAAGCTGACATACCAGATACATC